AACAAACATACATAAAGCTACAATTGTTTTAATGACTACCATTTGCTCTTACTTTATCTTTTAATTCTTCAACGTCTTTTTGTAGTTTTGATACTTGGTTTTTTAAAAAATCTATATTGACTCTATTGTTCATCATAGATTCCATTTCTAAAGTAACTTTTTCTAATTGCTCAGATGTAAATTCTAATAATAAATATTGTTCTTGATCTATACTTTTTTGATCACTAGCTTTTAATAAGTCTGTTTCAAATAATCGTTGATTAGTTTCTAAAGAGTTTAATCTTTCTACAATACCAAAATATCCCCAAACTGCTGTCGCTGTAATTCCTATTAGAGCTATTAAATTTTTAAGGGGCAGTCCTATTTCTGTTTTGTCTGATAGACTTGGCACGTTAAATCCCTAACACTTCCAACGTCTCCTAGCCTGTCGTAATCTTGAATTTGGATTAGCAGCAGCCTTTGGAAACTTTTTCATCTGACCTGCGCTTCTTGCACAGTATGACTTTCTTCTGTTAGCAGCTTTAGATCCTTTTTTAACTTTACCTGTAACTGCTGTTTTTAATTTAGAACCAGGATTATCACGACGATATTTAGCAACGCCAGCTTTTGTCATTCCTGCCCCAGACTCTGTGGAGCGGAAATATTTTTTCGTTTTTGGCGGTTGTTTGTCTCTTTTTCTAGCCATTATAGACTACTTCCTTTTCGAATATAAAGTATGTCTAATCCCGCTGAAATAGCAATATCTGCACCAGCAGAATCACCAATAGCTCTTATTTCAATATCTGTTTTTTCATCAAATTTAAGAGGTATAGAATATTCTTGATGATGTGTTCCTTCAGCTTTGACAAATTTATCTTTAACTTGAAAGACTCCACCATATGGTCTTGCAACAACTGATGATGTACAATATTTATTATTTTGTGTTGTTGCTACTGTTATATCAACCTGTAGTAAATAAGCCTCAAAATTTCTTGGAACCGTCCATAAAGCCATTAATGTTTGATTATCACCAATAGCTACAGTTGCATATTTATTAGTAGGTACACCTACTGTTGGAGATGCTTCTGTTCCTACATATAAAACACCTGCGTTCTTTCCACCACTTCCAGCTGTATCCACCGTTATTCTATTTACTCGTATCCAGTTAGAAGCATCACCTAATTGAACACCGTTTTGTCCATCAAGATCAACCGTAACAGATACTTCGTCATAATTAGCATCCAATCCAAAAACAGTTGCTGTTCTTGCTCCTGTGCCTGCTACATCATCGGCTGTTGATGAACTAGAAATATATAAAGTAGATGCTGTCGATAAATAAGAATATAAACCGCCCTGTGCCCATACTGTTTCTAATGAATCATCTACATCAGGATTAAACCCAAATTTAAAATTTGATTCATGATAGGATATTTGTCCCTGAGCCACCTGAAGCTCAAATGGCTCATGAGTTCCCAATTTAGAAATTGATGTGACAAGTCTGGCCATTATAGTGCCTCATACCTTTTTAAAAATTCAAATATTATTGAGACTTTATCCCCTGCTGTTGCTACTGGAAATACAATATTGATGTCTCCTGTTACACCGCTTGAGCGTGGGTTTTTTATTCCACCAAAAGAACTATAATCAAAATCAGTTTGCCCTGTTGAAAGATAGGTTGCAATATCATCTGAGGTCGCATCAAAATTAATCTCAACAGAATCAGCTGGCGCTGTGAAAGAAGCGTTAAACCAAATCTTATTTATATCAAGATAGGTACACGCGTCACCGTTTACATTTGCGTTAAAAGAGGAAGCATCAATTGTTGTAGTGCCTCCATTGGTGCCATCACTTGATGTGTGATAAGCATAAACTAATTTTCGACCGCCATCGAAGATAGTTTGTGTAGTTGCTGAATAAGCCATAATTTATCTCCTTGCAAGGAGTGGGGTCATTACACCCCACTCAGGTTAGTTAATTATCTTTCAATCATTGCAGTAACGTAATCAATTGTCATTGTTTTCGCTGCTGCCTCACCATTCTGAATACCAAAAGAAATTGTTAATTCTTCATCATCAGGAAGGTTTGTGTTTGCCACTTTTACTGGAGTACCATTGTTAATTGAATAATACACAGCCGCTCTATCTGGATCGATAAAGAAAGAAGCTGTTACAAAGGTATCATCCTCCATTGTATGAATAGCAGTAGTATCAGTAGATGTACTGTCTTTTTCAACAATAAAGTCAAGATTTGTATCTCCATCATCTTTGATAAAGAATACACCATCAGTTACAGCAAGCGGAGTTGTGTCTGTGATTTGTAGTCCCATTACAAAGTCTGATTGAGTTGCATCACTTACTTTAAATCTAGCTGAGAAGTATGCTTTTTTGCTTGAACTTAATTTAAAGCCTTCGCCTTTTAAATTAAAGAAATCAGCATCGTTATCAGCATCATCGTTTGTAATTAATAATGCACCACCAGCAGATGAAGTAACTGCTTCACTAGCATTACCTGTACCTGCCTCAGTAGTTGTGATCGTCCAATCACCAGAATTGTACGTCATAAAGTCGTTAAAATATCCATAGAAAGTTTGATCCGACGGATATGGTTGGAACATTGGTTGATCTTTTTTGTACTCGGAACTATCAGTGTTCCCAGCCCATAAGATCATGTTCTGAAAATGCGGGTTTGCCATGTTTTTCTCCTTGGTTGTATAGCCCTCGTCATGCAGTCTCTATACACGTCTGCCTAGCCAGTGTGCACGACTATGTTAATCTAGGATACTTGTGATGAGTGTATAATAAAAAAGGCGGTCTCGCAACCGCCTTTTTCTTTGGGAGGATCCAATAAATTTTATGAACCTTGTGATCCGTAAACACATCTAGGATCTGAGAAACCAAAGCTGTATCTCTCACGTGCTTTGTATCTCATGTTTCCTGTATCGAAATCACCTTCCATACCAGTGGTAAGGGCAGCTCTTACGAAGTGTTTGAATCCATTAGGAGCATCAGTTTTAATGAAGAATGCATCTGTGTCAGTTAAGTAATGATTCACTACATAACCATCAGGTAGCATACCCATGTTTCTCATTGCGTTGATGTCATTATCAGACGTACCAACTCTAAGAGTAGAGTTTAAAACTCTATCCGCTACAAATTGCGTATTTACTGGGATGATTAATTTTCTTCCCTGCATTGCAACTTTTAAGCCTCTTTCATCGATAAAGCCTGCAATGTCAATCATTGCTTGCTCTAATGAGGTTTCGTTCAAGTCAGCATCAGTTGAACTTCTGTTTGAGAAAGTTCCACCTAAAGCAGTTGGATGTGCAGTGTTTACTAATGAAACACCATCACCGCCAGCAGTTGAGAACGCATTGTTTAATATGTTCGCTGCTTTTACTTGCTTTGTGTATGCCATTGAACGTGCCAAAGATCTTGTGTAACGAGCCGATAAAGTATCGTACAAGTTGTCTTCAACAGCTTCCTCAGTCAAACTAAATGCTAAAGCAATAGTTTCGTGAGTGTATCTTGAAGTAAAAGATTCTTGTGCAGTATCAAACTGTACAGCAGAACCTTCTTGCTTCACTGCCGCTTCACCGAAGCCAACTAACATTACTTCTTCTTCAAAAGCTCTGTCACTTGTTTCTTGGTCAAAAATTTCCGCATGCTCGTTCTCATAACGAGAATACTCCATACCGAACAAGGCGTTTAGGCCTGGTTCTAGCTCTTTTGCCAGTTGGGCTCTATTAATAGCCATAATACCCTCCTATTATACGCCTACAGTACCAGTGCCGCCGTTCATAGAGTGGTTGTTAATTTTAACTACCAAGTCACTATTGTTAGCAGTAGCATCATTACTTGGCGAATCATAAAAAGAAATTAATCTCACTTGATGAGTCGCAGTAGTTGCTAAGGTACTTGAATCTATTTCTACACCAGAAATACCCGTAGTGGTACTTCCAGAGCCGAAAACGAGATTTGCGTTTTCGTTGAGGTTTGCGGCAACCGCATTAGCTCCAACTGAATCTTGCTGTGCAACATACAATTGGTCTGGGTCGTCGCAAACGAATGCTATCGCATCCCCTGGGGATAACGAAGCTGGAAAATAATTTCTAAACGTCGGTTTGCTTGTAGATGGATCTGTGTAGAAACAACCCATAAATACGCCTAGCAGTGCATCACTCGCAGTAGCTACTTCAACTGTACCGTCATTTTTATATTTAACGGGATCGCCAGTGAAGATCGCAGTGCTTTGGTTGTCACCTATAGAGTATTTAGTAGTTCCAGTTGTTCCACCTGGAGCCGAACCTACTTTAGCAATTGGACGTAAACCGAAAGCGGCATCAATATTTGCCATATCAGTCTCCTTTTACTTATTTAGAGACATCAACCTAACCATTAAGATTTTTTGCCTCCAAATGTTACTCTGCTTTGCCTTTCCTGATGGATAGGCATGCTAGGATGCTCTTCTTTATGTAGATCATTTTCAATGGCTTGTGTCTTGTCATCTGTAAGATTACGGAAATATTCATCCCGATCCTCTTTTACTTCAACAGGACAACGCATCAAAGCTAATCCACCAATGCCAATTACACCTTTATATTTACCATCAGCAATAGATGGTAAATCCAATCTATCGGGATATTCATCTGATTTAACAAACTCATACCCACTTCGTAGTCTACCAATGACATTTTTCTCATCAGCCATACCACGATATTCCAATCGTACCCACCGATGGTGAAAACCTTCAGGCGGTTCAGGTGCTTCTAAATTTGACGGAGGAACCCATCCCCTCTTTCGAGCGTCCTTTTCACGGGTTTCAAGTTTGCGTGAGGGTAGTGATTTTATACCTTTTGTAGTCATGTTACGCCTCCTTCACGTGTTTTGCGTAGTCTTCAAGTGACACACCTAGCTTTTTAGCTATAGCGACTTGTGAGGGTGTGAGCTTCACAGTGCGGCGCCCAGATTTAATCGATCTATTTGCAGAAGCAACAGCTTGAGCGGGTCTGTCCTTCTTGTTTTCATCCTCAAATTTATGAGGAAACTCTTTTCGTATACGTTTATCCAATTCATCATAATACAAGTCTGACTTTCCGTCA